AACATTGCATACTTATTGGGCTAGTATCTGTTCGAACTGCCCTGACATATCAACAAGGACTTAATCGAATGTTCTCTCGTGCTACAATCTATGATTATTACTGGCCCACTTTAAGTACTATTGGTGAACAAGCCGTACTTAATAAAGAAATCTATGCCGACGGTTCTGCTGCTGACGATACTGTCTTTGGGTACCAAGAGAGGTATGGAGAGTATCGTTACAAACCGAGTCTCGTTACTGGTAGATTTCGCTCGAACGCTACAACATCTTTAGAATCTTGGCATTATGCTCAAGAATATTCATCTCTTCCTGTCTTAGGACAATCATGGATACAACAAGGTAAAGCAAATGTACAAAGAACACTTGCTGTAGCAACAGAGCCACAATTTATCTTTGATTCACTTTTCAAACTACGCTGTACACGTCCAATGCCTGTAACTTCCGTCCCTGGCGGTACCCACTTCTGATGTGGAACTTTCTTGGTGGTTTAGCTGGTGGACTCTTAGGTTATAGAGGCGCTAAAGAACAAAGTGTAGCTTCTGCTCAACAAGCTGCTAGGCAAATGGCTTTTCAACGTGAGCACGTTGATAAACAAATGGACTTTCAAGAAAGAATGTCCAACACTGCTATACAAAGACGTATGGCTGACTTAAAAGCAGGTGGTCTTAATCCAATCTTAGCTGGTAAGCATGAGGCTAGCTCCCCTGCTGGTTCAGCCGCTGCAGGTGCTATGGCACCACAATTTAATAAAATGCAGGCTGCTTTATCTGCTTTATCGACTGCAGCAAGTATAGAAAATATTGTTGCACAAACAAATTTAACAAATAAGAAAGCTGGTGCATTGGAAACACCTTCAATATTAAGTCAATTAGGAGCTTCTATATTGAAAGCATTAGGTGCCTCTGCAGAAGGTGTAGATACTTTTGTTGATGTAACAAAAAAAAACCGTTAAAATCATCAAATGAGAGAATTTATACACTAAAGAGAAACGGTACATTTACAGAATCAGACATACCTGAATATGAATTTAATAAATCTAATAAACCTATATATAAAATTTACAGAGGATTAAATCCTCCTTCTATGAGACAAAAAGGTAAATATTATTATTATGATTCAAATGGATATATACATTATCAATCTAATAATCCAAATGATTATAGAAATATAACTTATGACTACTAAAAGAAAAGCCACTGGCGTTAGAAAAAATACTTTTCGTTCCGCATATAATCTCGGAACACAGGATTATTCAGAAATACATAATCCGAAAGATGCTCTTACAGAGCAATCTCATAAAAACGAATGTGATATTAATCTTATATTGGCTCAGTTTATGGAAACTGGACTAATGCCAAATATTAAAAATAATAACCCTCAATACGGTGACGTATCTGAGATAGACTTTCAGGATATACAGAATCAATTAGCGAATGCAAAAACGTTATTCGAAGAATTGCCGGAACCTGTGAAGGCTCAATTCGATAACGAACCTTTCAAATTCTTACAATTCGCAGAAAATCCTGAAAACAATCAAGCCCTAGTAGATATGGGGCTTGCTAATGCTCCTAAAAAAGAGCGTTTAGCTCCATCTTTAAAAGAAGGAGTCGAGAAGGAAACTACGTCCCTTCCGACCGACAAGTCGGAGAAATCCGACGCGTCAGTGGAGTTGGACACTTGATACAACTCCTCTGAGTCGTCCCTCAATGGGGCGCGCTCAGAAAAAATACTTAACTTAAGGAGAAATATATAATGAGAAAACCAAGACGAATGAACTTTAGAAAATCAAGACGTTTATTTACGAGAACTGCTCGTAGAACACATAAAAGAAATTCACTTAGACATCGTGGACGCCCTATGAGAGGCGGCATACGTCTTTAAAAAACAAGGTATCCTGCCATGCCTTGTTATCATCCCGTAAAAGGGTACAGAAAACCCAATGGTCAATGGACTGGAAAAGATGAGGATTTTTATCCTCCTATGACTAGACCCTGTGGTTATTGCACAGGATGTCGCTTTAAAAAACAACAAGAATGGACTGTTCGTTGTCTTAACGAACAAATAACAACACCAGAAACTTCTTCATTTATAACTCTTACTTATAAACCAGAAAAATTGCCTACAAATTCTAGTTTAGATTATGTGCACTGGCAAAAATTTATACGTTCTTTAAAAAAACGTAATAATGGTAAAAAAATAAGATACTTTGGAGTAGGTGAATATGGTGATAATTTCGGTAGACCACACTTTCATGCAATCTTGTTCGGACACAATTTTGATGACAAAATACCTTTAAAAGGTAAAAAAGTTAAAAATTTATTTAAATCTAAAGAATTACAATCAGCTTGGTGTTCTTCTGACCAAGAGCCTCGGGGGTACGTCTCGGTAGGGGACGTTACCCCTGAATCTATTTCATACGTATGTGGATACGTACAAAAAAAAATATATGGTCAAAGACAAGGACAACATTATAAATATATAGATACAGTTACTGGAGAAGTAACTGAAATAGCAAACAATAATACAATATTTCTCAGATCTCCTGAGAAAGCCTTTATGTCAAGGCGACCGGGAATAGGTACTGATTACTATAATAAATTCCATTCTGATATGTATAGACTTAATAATAATTGTATTCATATTAAAGGCAAAGTTGTTGCCATACCTAATTTTTATAATAATAAATTTAAAAAAGAAAATCCTGCTGAATGGTTAGAACTTCAGCAGTTAAAAGAGGAAAACATGCGTGAATATACGCCTGATGGTCTCATACAACATGAGAAAAACTTTAAAGCTCGTATGAGCATTTATAAAAGAGGAAAACTATTATGAAATTACATTTCTATACAATATATGATAAAAAGCTTGAAGCTTATCATCAACCTTGGATACTTGAAAATAATAATGTTGCTTTAAGACAATTTCAAGATTTAGTTACAGGTGATACTGCTATAGCTAAACATCCAGAAGATTATTCAATATGGTTAAATGGATCATTTGAAACCACAACAGGTGAAATCGAATCAATAGAATTAGAATTACTTGCAAAGGCTCACGAATTCGTGATACAATCAAAATAATTTAACATAATAGATTTTATAAGAAAATATCATGAGAAATCCACACCGTCATAATACCCGCATCAATTCACCTTCATATAAACAATTTGTTGAAGTACCTCACGCTGATATACAGCGTTCAACTTTTGACCGTTCTCATGGTGTCAAAACGACTTTCGACGCTGGTGAATTAATTCCAATATATGCTGATGAAATGCTCCCAGGTGACACGTTTTCTTGTCAACTTACTGCCTTTGCTCGATTAGCTACTCCCATACATCCAACAATGGATAATGCGTTTATGGATACGCATTTCTTCTCTGTCCCATTACGTCTTATTTGGGAAGATTTCCAGGAATTCATGGGAGAAACAAAAACTTATACTGCTTCTGGCTCTGCTCGTTTAGATGAAACTCCCGACTTTACTGTTACTCCTCCTGTAGCTCCTACTATAACTGCAGGCGGTTCTGGCGAAGCCGAAGGTTCTCTCGCTGACTATCTCGGTGTCCCAACAAAAATAGCTGGTCTAGAATTCTCTGCTTTATTCTCCAGAGCTTATACGTTAATCTGGAATGAATGGTTTAGGGACGAGAACCTACAAAAACCCGCTACTCTATTAACAACATCTGGAGCGGATGCGACTTCTTATCAAATACTTAATCGTGGTAAACGCCATGATTACTTTACTTCAGCACTTCCGTGGCCGCAAAAAGGAGCGGATGTGACTTTGCCGCTCGGAAGCTCTGCTCCTATAACTGGAATAGGTAAAGGAAATCAAACTTTTGCTACTTCTACAATTAACGCTTATGAAACTGATGGAAGTGGTACTACTACTTTCGCTCCTGCCGCTAAAATAAGTGAAGGTAGCTCTAATGAGGAGTTTTGGGTAGAAGAAGATCCTGACAATACTGGTTATCCTAATTTACGTGTTGATTTAACAGAAGCATCTTCAGCAACAATTAATCAATTACGTTTAGCTTTTGCTACGCAAAAATTCTTAGAACGACAAGCTCGTTCAGGCTCGCGCTATATCGAGGTCATAAAAGGGCATTTTAATGTTACCTCCCCAGATTCTCGCTTGCAAAGACCAGAATACATTGGTGGAGGAAGCTCTCCTGTTAATATATCTCCAGTAGCTCAAACATCATCTACTGACGCAACAACACCGCAAGGAAATTTATCCGCGATAGGAACTTCAGTTGTATCAGGACACTCATTTACTAAATCTGCAACAGAACATTGCATACTTATTGGGCTAGTATCTGTTCGAACTGCCCTGACATATCAACAAGGACTTAATCGAATGTTCTCTCGTGCTACAATCTATGATTATTACTGGCCCACTTTAAGTACT